TTGTGATGGAACTCATAAAAAACTTAAGGATACTTATACAAAAATTAAAGAAGCAGTCTGTAAAGGAATCTGTAAAATCACCTGTAACAAAGTATGTCTTAACTGGTGTGAAACTAAATGCTGCTAAAATGACAAAGATAAGTGATCATATAAGTTATAAAGAAGGTACTTATAGTAGAACGGCTTTACGGCGAGGATTAGATAATACTCCTGGGCCAGACCAATTAAAATGTATGATGGAAATTGCAGAGAATGTATTTGAACCTTTAAGAGAATGGGTAGGGGGACCTATAAAGATTAATAGTTTTTTCAGAGGTAAAAAATTAAATACTGCTATCGGAGGATCTAAAACCTCACAGCATATGAAAGGTCAGGCTATGGATATAGATGATACATTTGGGCACAAAACAAATGCTGAGATGTATCACTATATAAAAGATAATCTAATTTTTGATCAGATGATATGGGAATTTGGAGATGATAATAATCCTAATTGGATTCATGTTAGCTTTGTAACTCATAGAAAAAATAGAAAAAAGTTAACTGTAGCATATAAAGATGAGTTTGGAAAAACTAGATATATGCATACAGCTAAACATGAAACAAGAACCGGAGGACTATCTCCAGATTGCGGACCAAGATTATGAAAAGAATAGGAGAACATTTATTTGAGTGGATAGCTACCTTTAGGTGGTATGTATATTTTAAAAAGGTAGATCCATCAACTTCTACAACCGCGCTTGTTGTAGATCCTGATGGTAAAGTAGGAACAAATACAAGTATAGGATCTCCGGGAGTTGATTCGGTTACAACGACTGATGGTACGTATATTGATATGACACCAAATACACCTACTACAGGAGCTGTAACTGTTACTTCTGATTTAAGCGCTGTTGATGGAACTTCAGATGTCACAACTAGATTTTTAAGTAAAGATAATACTTGGGATGTACCAACATATACAATAAGAACTGGAGGAGCGATGTTTGCAATATCTGGTATGGAAAATTCTTTTAATGAGAATAGATGGTTAGTTCCTAGAAGATATAAACTTTCCACAAATCCTACTGGAACTTCTAACGGAGATTATTTATCAGGAGCTAGTGAAGATTTTAGTGCAGCAGAACTGGCCAATATTGATTTTGTTACTCATTTAAGACTGCAGAATTTTATGGCGGATGGAAATTTACAACCAGTACGATATGAAGGGTATATTGCAATGCAACAGATAGCTTTACACCATGATTTAGAGTTTGGAGTATTTGAAGCAAGTCCTTCAGACGGAGATGCAGATCTAGCATATACATTTACAAGTTATGATACTATGCAACCACATGGAGTAACAAACAAAATAAAAAGAATATCTGGAACAATTTCGGATACTTTAGCGGCGGGAACTATGTGTTCTTTTGGATTTCATAATCCAACATGGACAACTCCAGCAGATCAGGATATAGATGATTTTAGGTATTGGATTACGGTATACTTTAATTAAGAAATAATAGAATAATGGAAGCAAGAGAAATTACAAAAATTAATAGATTATTTAATCAGGTAGGTGGAGCGGGTGCTTATGAGATTGATTTTGAAGGTAAAGACATTAGATTTTTAAGGCTAACTAATCTGCTTCCAACACCTTTAGCACTCGATATATATTTAGAACATAGAGATACTACAACCAAATATTACATCAGTTTGGGTATTTTAATTTTAAATGGATCGTCTTTGAGCTTTAATGAGGAGGATATTTTTTTAGCTCCTGGATATAAACTAATGGTAAGAACACCAGCAGCTAACTCTTTCTCTGCAATATATAGATTAAAATAATATGAATCATTTCCAAATAGTACCAGCGTTTGTTAATACACGAGAATTTTCTTGTGAAGCTAAGAACTTCATTAAGACAGGATATTATACAAATTCTCCTGCAGGAACATACGCATATAGAGAGTATTGGCAAGAACAAACTCGTAGATGTTTAGAAGGGTTTGAAGTAGGAGGTGTTAGGATTACTGGAGCTCATTACTTTTATTTAAATTTTACACAGATTAAAGCTACTGTAAAGCAGGGAAAAATAGAAAGAAAAGTATTAACATTTCCATCATTCCTAGATATGGATTATTATTACTTTATGGAATGTGAAATTGCAAGAGAGAATGGTCAAGGTATTATTGTAGCTAAAGCCCGACGAAAAGGATTCTCATATAAGAATGGTGCATTATGTGTATATCAATATAATTTTTTCAGAGATTCAACAAGTATAATTGGTGCATATTTAAATGAATATTCTAATGCAACTATGAGTATGGCTTTTGAAATGTTAAACTTTTTAAATAAACATACGGCATGGGCTAAACGTAGAAATCCAGATAGACGAGATTTTGTAAAAGCGAGATTTAAAGAAGTAGTAGATGGACAAGAAGTTTGGAATGGTTATAATAGTGAGATCTTCACATTAACTTTTAAAGATAACTTCTCAGCAGCTATTGGTAAAACAGCTGACTTAATGTTATTTGAAGAGGCCGGGAAATTTCCAAATCTTATAAATGCATATATGGTAACAGCACCAGTATTTAGAGATGGTAATGTTATGATTGGTATGCCTCTTATATTTGGTACAGGGGGTGATATGGACGGTGGATCAAATGACTTTGCCGAGATGTTTTATAACCCAGAAAAGTATTGGTTAAGACCTTATGAAAATATTTGGGATGATGGAGGAGCCGGAACTAATGCAGGATTTTTTATTGATGATATGTGGTATAAACCTGGAAAGGTAACATTGCCAGATGGAGAAGTTGTTAGGATGGTAGATGATCAGGGTAACTCAAATAGAGAAGCTGCTGAAACATTTTTAGACCAAGAACGTGAAATATTAAAAACTACAGATTCAAGATCTACATGGGAAAAATATATTACTCAGTCTCCTAAAACTCCAAGAGAAGCTTTCTTAAGAACAAGTGGAAATATATTCCCAACTATTGAACTAAATGCTTGGCTAGCAGAAATAGAAGTAACAAAAAAAGCACAAGATATGGCTATGATAGGAGAGTTATATTGGGAAAAAGATAAAGTAAAATGGATGCCTAATAATGAACTTAAACCTATTAATAAATTTCCATTAAAACCTAATGAAGATAAAGAAGGATGTGTTGTTATATGGGAACATCCATTTAGAGATCCTTCTAGTGATGAAACTCCTTTTGGTTTATATATTGGTGGGACTGACCCTTATGATCAGGATAGTTCTACAACAAGTTCTCTTGGAAGTACATTCATATATAAAACTTTCCAGAAGTTTGATAAGACATATAATTTGCCTGTAGCAGAATACACAGGAAGACCAGAAACCGCAAAAGAATATTATGAGAATATAAGAAAACTTCTTACATATTATAATGCGCAAACCTTATATGAGAATAACTTAAAAGGTTTGAAGATATATTTTGAGCAAAAGAAATGTTTACATTTATTAAAATCTCAACCAAGTATATTAAAAGATATTGTAAATCGATCTACAGTAAGTAGAGGCTATGGAGTACACATGAGTGAACCTATTAAAATACAAGCTGAAATTTATTTAAGAGATTGGTTATTAGAAAAACGAGCGGATACGGATGAAGGAGATAAATTAAACCTACACTCTATATTATCTATTCCGCTGCTAAAAGAATTGATTGCTTATGAAAAAGACGGAAACTTTGATAGGGCTATTGCCTTTATGTTATGTATTCTTCATAGTCATGAGAACTATCATATTGATCTAGAAAGTCAGTTTGATTTTGGCCAAAGTGATAAATTTTGGCGTACAAGCCACTTTAAAAAAAGAAAAGTATGGTAAATTAGTGGATTATTGAAATAAATTATATATTTTTGTAGGTTGAAAAAGAGTACTTAATGGAAAATAACGGAGCATATGTATTAGCAGACCTTCCAAGACAGAAACTGTCTAGGAGCGCTAAAGGAAAAAAGTGGGGACAGAATTGTATAGATGAGCTAGAGAAAATTACTTATAGCGAGATGGAATATAATGGGAGATCCTCTCGTTATAGGAAACAAGTTAATTATGATTTATATAATGGTAAATTAGATCAGGCAGATTTTCAATATGTTCTAAACCCTTTCGGTGTTAATGAAGCAGAGTTTCCTGCTCAGATGCAACACTATGATATTATCTCACCTAAGTTGCAACTACTTATGGGGGAAGAAATAAAAAGACCTTTTAATTTTAGAGTGGTCTCACATGATCCAGATGCTATATCTAGACTTGAGACTATGAAGAAAGACATGCTAATGGAATTTTTATATTCTGTGGTAGTACCTCCTTCAGAAGAGGAAGCTCAGATGCAAGAACAACAACAGCTTGCAGAAACAGATCCAGAGAAGGCAGCAATGTCTAAACCAAAAACTCCAGCTGAAATTGAGAAGTATATTAATTATGAATATACTGATATACGCGAAACAATAGCACAACGTATTTTAGAATTTCTCGTTAGAGAAGATAACTTAGAACTTAAGTTTAATCAGGGGTTCAAAGACGCACTGATTGCTGGAGAAGAAATTTATTGGGTTGGAGATATTTCTGGAAACCCTACTGTAAGAGTATGTAATCCGTTAGACATACGTGTAATTTTAGATCCTGACTCACCATATATTGAAGAGTCTCAAGCAGTAATTGAAGAGAGATGGTTAACTATGTCTACAGTTATGGATGAATATTATCAATCATTAACACCAAAAGATTTAGATAGATTAGAAAGTGGTACAAATAGAGGAACTGATCAGGGAGGAGTTAATTATCCATATAGTGAATTTAATATTGTAAACTATGATAGAGTATTAGATACAGTAGGTAATGGTACATTTGATCCAGCAGCTATAAGATCTTATAGAAGAGACGGGATGATAAGAGTAATTCAAGTTGAATGGAAATCTATGAGAAAGATTGGTATGATTACTTATAGCGATGAGTCCGGAGCAGAACAACAAGATATTGTAGATGAAATATTTGAAGTCCCAGAATATGCAGAGAAAAAAGGAGATACATGGAGTTTTGATGGAGTAGAATTAAAGTGGTATTGGGTAAACGAATATTGGGAAGGAACTAAGATTGCAGAAGATATTTATGTTAATATTCAACCAAAGAAGAATCAACGTAGAGATATGAATAATCCTAGTGATGTAAAATCAGGTTATGTAGGATATATTTATAATGAAAGAAACTCTGAATCTATTTCTTTGATAGATCGTATGAAACCTTTCCAGTATCTATATAATATTATTTATTACAGAACAGAATTAGCTATTGCTAAATCTAAAGGTAAAGTTGCACTTATGGATATATCTCAGATACCTTCTTCTGAAGGATGGGATGTTTCTAAATGGATGTATTATCTAGAATCAATGGGTGTTATGTTTATTAATTCCAGGGAAGAAGGAAATAGATCTAGAGATGCAGCTCCTTTTAATCAATTCCAGAGTGTAGATCTTTCCATGGGTAATTATATAAATACTCATGTACAATTATTAGATCAGATTAAAACTGAACTCGGAGAGCTTTCAGGGGTAAGTAGACAAAGACAAGGACAAGTAACTTCATCAGAATTAGTTGGAAATACTGAAAGAGCTGTAACACAATCTTCTCACATAACTGAATACTGGTTCTATAATCACAATGAGTGTAAGAAAAGAGTATTAAGTGCTTTAGTAGATGTCGCTAAGATGAGTTATAGAAAAGGAAAAAAGATTCAATATATTGGAGACGATATGGCGAGAACTTTTTTAAATATTGAAGCAGATGATTTTACTAATTCAAGTTATGGAGTATTTGTTTCTAATTCAGCTAAAGATGATAAAGCTTTAGAGACATTAAAAGGATTAGCTCAGTCTGCATTACAGGCAGGTGTTGTTTCATTCTCAGATGTAGCTAAGATTTTAAATTCAGATTCTATAGTTAAAGTAAGAAAAGAGTTAGAAACTTCCCAATTAAATGCGGAGAAGAAACAGCAAGAAGCTCAACAATCTGAACAACAAGCATTGCAAGCAGCAGAACAAGCTAAACAGAAGATGGAAATGATGAAAGAGGAAAGAGAAGATATGCGTAATAAAGCTGACAATGAAACTAAGATACAAGTTGCTACTATTAATGCTCAAGCAAAAATGATTGATGCTGATGAAAATAATGATGGATATGTAGATCATAAAGAAGCAGAAAAAGGTGCTTCAGAAGCAGCAGATCGTGCAAAAGCTCAAATGGAAAGAGAAAAGATGCAAGGAGAATTAGGTTTAAAGAAAGAAGAACTTAATGAGAAAGTAAGAACAAATAAGGCAAACGAAGCAATTAAACGTACAGCCGCAAAAAGTAAACCATCTAATGGGTAGATTTTATAATGAATATTTACGAGATATGGATTATAACCGAGTCTCCAAAGCAGTAGACAAAGTCCATAGAAAGTATGCTACAGGCGGTGACATAAAGCCTTTAGATGAAGATGGAAATGAAAGGGTAATGCCTAAGATTGATACAGTAGTTATTAATAGAGATCCTAACACTAAGAGAACAATGTCGGGCGAGGAGGCAGCTATGCTTGCTATTGATAGTGCAAATGCAGTTTCTACTTTTGATAAAGTTCTGCATTATGGAAAGGGTCTCTTTAGCAATATATTTGATGACTCTGGATCTGGTATTGAGGTACATAACCTGAATTTAAAAGGAAAAAAAGGTGGAACCTCTACTTGGGAAGAAGCAGGATACGAACCTGAAGGGACTGAAAAGAACGGTAAGTATTTACATTATACTGAAGATGGGCCCCAATGGTTTGATCATCCAGTTGGACTTACGCTTGAACAGAAAATGTCTGAGGGATTACAGAATGATAAATATGAGTATGTTCGTGGTAAAGGTTGGGTTCCTAAAGAAGAAATTCCTGCTGTTAAAGGTACTATTGAAGATTTAAAACCAGGCCAAGTTTGGTATCAAGGAAAAATTAAAGATGTACCAAAGAAAAGAAAAAAAGAAGAACTTATAAAACTTCCATCAAGACCAATAGAGCTACTTCCAACATCAGGAGAAGAAGAACTAAAAAAACTTCCTCCATTTGAATTAGTGAAAAATAAAACTGAATATTTTACAATAGAAATGAAAGGTAAACGTGGGGGTTCTTATGTAAAAGGAGATGATGGTAAGTCTGAAATGAATTTAAGAGATCAAGCTGGTAGATTAATTTGGTCAGGAACTCAAGCAGAATATGAGGAGAAATATGGAGAGTTTCTTCAAAGAGGAGACACCGAGTATGGCGACCGAAAGAAAAATAGACTCTACTTAAAAGAATTTGGTTTAGGAGGTGTAGTTACTGATCAAGTTGATCCAGTAGAAGGACAACAAAGTGATTTATCCACGGCTATGGCAGCTGTAGCTCAAACAAATAATCCGTTAAGATCTCTTGCTCCTCATCTTGAACATGGTGGAAATCCTTATGATGGAACTCCACAAGATTCATTAAAGCTAAATAAGATGCCTACGGATAACCCAACTTTTACTCCAATAGATCCTGATTCTGGAGAAGTAATAGTTAAACCTCCTAAAAAACCGGTTCAACTTTTAGTTAATAAACATGGCTGGGCTGATGTAGATGAGTATAGAAAGAAATCTAACGATTCTGAATTTATTAAAGAAACT